TGAGGCGGTTGGGAGTGCATACGAAAATATTACAAAAGATTTATTGAGCACGGTAGTTGATACCAAGAAACAAAAGAGTTTAATTTTGAGCAGAGAAGACATTAATGATTTGCAATCCAATTTACTAAACGAAATTGACAAGGCAATACTAGAAATGCTGTTCATTGGTTTTGGTGGAAAGTGGCTTAAAGAACTGACTTTCTTTGAAGTGTCTCAAGTTGATACAAGAGACTATGTTGTGTATTTTAAGACAGGTAAAACAATTCCAATAACAAAAGAAGTATATGATTTACTTGTCAAGGCTTGTGAGGAAGATGAGTTAATATCATTTGGCTCAACCTCAAGAGTAAGCAAGGTAACAGGAAAGTGGATTTACAAGATCAGATTTAACGCTTTATCCGATAATTCAAATTGGAATGATGAACAAGATGCCGAGAGAAGATACAGATTTGTCCAAAGAAGGTTATCTCTAATCTCTCAAGATCTTGGCGTGAAACTAACGAGCGGAGGAATCCAAAGTAGTGGATTATTATGGCATCTTCAACAGGGTATAAAAGAAACGGGGTTAACATTTAGGGAATATGTGAGAACCGAGCAAGCAGGAGAACTAGCAAGAAGGTATGATATTCTGTCTGAGTATTATAGTCAAATACTTTTAGAGAAGTTTGAACAATATTTTAATTAGAGGAAGTGTTTCCTCTTTACGTCAAACAATACAAAATGATTGAAAAGACTAATAATGTTCTTGTTTATGTCGGAGCACAAAGGAGATAGATAAGATGAATATTATTGACATTGCAAGAGAAATTGAGCTCAAAGAAAGGCAAACATCTTCAATTGGCACCAATCCATTTTATTGGAGACCAGTTGAGTGCAAAGAATATGTTTTGCCAGAGTTGAAAATCCCAGAGATAAGAAGCAAGGCGTCTACAAAAAAGAAGTTGGGTAAGGTATTGGCGTTCATTGATATGGTCAAACATAAAAGATTAGCTCATGGTTGCACAATTATGCCTATTGCCACTACCAACAAGAAGCTTATCAGTATTTGTGGAAGTCAACAAAATGCATCCAACCTGGTAAAGTATATGATTAACATAGGCCTCTTAAGAGAGGAAGATACAACCTATCAGTATAATGCATCACGAGAAGAATACAATAAATCAAAGACGTATAGATATTACTATGACAATGAGTTAAAAGTAAAACACTATTGTAAAGAGAATAATATCAATAAGTATGTTGTGCTTAACAATAAACAACTACGTAGTACAGTAGTACAAAAGTTGAGAATTGAAAATTTCGATAACGATATGGTGCGCTTTAGTAGTCAGTTACATTTGCTTAAACCGGACAACTATTCTACGGCGCAGTTTGAGAGGTATATTGAAGCGATGCTTTATCGGAATTATCCTTACTTGGCGTATTATCAAGAGTTAGCAGACACCATTAACGAAACATATTATGCGGATAATCCAGAACTGTCGATTAGTTTCACACCTAACTATACTTGGAACAAAGGCAATAAGGCAATTACTAAAATAGGCATCAGAGCAACTAACGAATTGGTATCAGCCAAGAGAGAGAAGGATGGCAATGAAAATTTCTATGGAGCATACAAAGATGATGTGTTAGAAAGGTATGGTTTAAATCTAGAGAAGGATGTTACGTCATCTATTCCAAGGATCACTTTATCAATGAATAAAGGAAAGTGGATATCAGAAGATGTAGATATTTATGAGCTAATCTATAAAGAGTATATGTCAAGTCATACAGTAGTACAAAAGTTCGAGAAAGTGCGTCCAGCTATTAAAAAGTTGCATATGAGAGGTTACTTTGATAGACCAAGTACGCTGGGAGTTCATACGAGAAGAGTTATGGCAAACGTCAAAGATAAAGAAGCCGTCGACGCAGAGATGAGGATATATCAGAATGCTATTATAAAAGCAGAAGGTGGCTCTTTGTATGGTAGTGAAATATTTTATCATGAAAGCTGTATCTATATGGAGGTGTTAAAAGAGTTGCTGGATAATGGATATAAAGTGTGGCAATGTTATGATGCATTCTATGCTCATAAAGAAAGAGTATCGCAAGAAGACTTTACAGAGTATGTCACACAGGTAGTGAAAGAGAAAGCAAATCTATATATAGCTACAGTAGTACAAAAGTTCAATATGGTAGTAAATCAATGATAAAGATTAGGAGATAAAAGTATGAAATACTTCAGAGTATACGCTGGTTACACAAAGAATCGACCGCCGACTCAATACGACTACAAGGCGGATAATGATGTGAAAACCACAGAGGTTAAAAAGTGGTTTAAATCTACTTATTCCTGGCTTGATGTATATAAAGTTGAAGAAATTCAAGAGCAAGAGTCGAGCAAGTGGGTGTTGAGATTATATATTAGAACGGAGGACATAAATGAAATGGGAAAGACATAGCTGGGTAATTGTATTGGGTATTTTAGTAGTAATCCCACTAATTTTTATATTTTTAACGATTTGTTCATAATTTGGAACATTTTATGGGTTGAAACGAACATTAGTTCGGTGTATAATTACATATGAGAATTTTTAATCGACGAAGGGGAAATACAAATGAGAAAATATGACGAATGGAAACAGTTACAAGGACTACGTGGAAAGGTTACATTAAAGCATTTATTATTTGGGGAGCAGCAATATGGGTGTGATGCGCTTCAAGTAATAAATAATGACGAGAAGATTGGTATTGTAGTCAAGGGAACTGAATTGTTCGTGTACAAGCAGAAGGTAGTCGAGTTCTGCGTTAAGGGGAATACTTATACGATAGGGGATGATATGCTGGAGATTAGGGTGATTGTAAATAAATTGTAAACAATTGATAAAAGGTATTGACTTTTACTCGCTTTTGTGGTAATATAGTAGTGAACTTAGGAGACAAAGTGATTACCACGAAAGGAGGAGAGGTTTATGAGAGATAAGCAAAAAGCACAATATCAATGTATGAATTGCGGAACCCTTCATTGGATGGAAGATCCGCCCGATATAGATGAAGATGAATTATATACGAAAATAAGATGCAAAGATTGTAAACAGATGACAAATCATCTTTGGGTAGGAACGGAGCCGGGTGACGAATATTTATATTATGATGTTACCAAGGATAATCGATACTATTTAAACAGTACAAAATGATTGAGGGAAGGGGAATAATATGAGAAATTAAAAGAGGCATTTATAAGAAGTCACATATGTATTAAGGAATGAAAACAAATGAACAAATTATTCAGAATCCATATGGTTTTATTTACATAACGACCAATATGATAAATGGTAAGAGGTATTTGGGGCAAAAGAAATTTGACAAAAGTTGGAAAAATTATCTTGGAAGCGGAACAATTTTTAAAAATGCTGTAAAAAAATATGGAAAAGAAAATTTTTCGCGCAATATTGTTAAAATTTGTTCTTCAGAAGAAGAATTAAATAAGGCGGAGTATGATTTAACTATATTTTTAAATGTCGTAGAAGACTCAAATTGGTATAATCTAAAAGAAGGCGGGTCAAATGGAAAATACGGAGAAGAAAGTAGACGAAAAATTAGCGAAAATCATGCAGATATGTCTGGGGAAAAGCATCCGTTATATGGTAGACATCTCACAGAAGAACATAAGAAAAGATTACAAGATGGTCATAGAGAAAAATGTTCTGGAGAAAACAATCCGTGGTATGGTCGCAAACATTCAGAAGAGACCAAAAATAAGATTAGCGAATTAGGAAGTAAACGAGTATATCAATATGATGAAAATGATAATTTAATTAAAATATGGAAGAGTGCCATTGAGGTTAAAAGAGAATTGGGGTATAGTAATTCTTCCATAGCGAAATGCTGCCGAGGCGAATTAAATAAAGCATATGGATATAAATGGTCATATAAACCAACAATACAAAATGATTAAAATTAGAAAGGAATAAAAGATGACATTAAGAGATGTTTTTAATGCAGTTGGCAATAAGATAAAATTTTGGGTGAATTTTAATTGGGACTGGATTGAGGATGCCACTGGCAATATTAGACCAGTAACTAATGTGCAGAGACACCTGGATTGTGAAGTTTCTATACGTTATCAGTGGTTTCATCATATGAACGCGGATGTTGACATTGATGAAATTTGGAAATCTATTGAGAACTACGATTATACGACTTTTGCAAAATGGTACAGAAAGTTGGCAGATGAGACTTTGACCTATCTACCGACAAGAGCACAAATATGGATTGGGGATGAGTGTATTGGTAGCGTTGTAGTGGTATATGACGAGAAAACATTCAACCTAATTTCTTCACAGGATTGTGAATGTGGTTAATTAAAAAATATTAAATTAAAAGGAGAAAATTAATATGGCAACAAAAAATTCATTCACCTTTATTGGCAAGATTGTGCCAATTAAGGACACTGAGACTTTTAAGGGTTATACTGAAATG